CACTGCGCTGACTGCCTACTCCGCGTTCCTGCAAGCACTCACTGTGGTAAAACCAAACCACAACGCGCCGTCCTTTGACTTAACCGTTTTCCAGCCGCAGCCTGACGGCAGCGTCAAGTACATCGCGCCAGCAGTCGAACTCGATCAACCTGCTGATGAATCCATTTGACCAACTGCCGCTCGCTGGCAAAGGCATCGTTGGTGTGTCAGCACCGCTCGCAAGCATCCTTGCCACTCTGCCAGGCGATCTTAACCCTTGGTTGCAGACCATCGCTCTTATCGCAGGTATCGTCGTCTCGATCCTCTCAGCCGCATCCATCATTCGCAAGAACCTAAAATAATGAATACCATCCTTGAATATCTCAAAATGGAGTCCACATGGCGCGGACTAATCCAGATCACGACCGCGTTCGGCATCGTGATCAACCCAGACCAGACTGCCTCGCTCATTGCGATTGGCACTGCGCTCGTTGGAATAATCAACGCGTTCAAGAAAAACTGATGTGGCATTCAAGCCACCCAGATCCATCTCAATAGGTGGCATCCGATTCCGTATCGTCCTCAAGAAGATGGACGACTACGGACAGATGTCATTCGATGACAGGGAGATCAGAATCTCCCGCGAGTGCCTAAAGAGTGACAAGATGCTCCTTGACACGCTTAGACATGAGATGCTACACGCATCACTAGCCGTAGCAGGTCATTCATGGTCAGAAGGAATTGATGAGGAGCCAATCGTCAGATCGATCGAACATATCTTCTTCCCTGCCATTGATGCGTTAATGAACAAAATCAAATCATGAGCTGGAAAAAATTCGTTGTCTGCGGTGACTCGCATGGAAACTTAGTGTGCGAGAGCGCAAAAAAGAAGTTTCTCGACTTCGTTGCCGACTGGAAACCGCATCACCGCATCCACCTTGGTGACTTTATCGATGCACCAAGCCTTAGACGAGGTTGCTCGGTCGAGGAGAAGGCACTCGGCATCTCCGAGGACTTCAATGCCGGTATGCAGTTCCTGTCCGACTATCGGCCAGGGTTCCTTACTTTGGGAAATCACGATGATAGGATCTGGCTACACTCGACCCACTGCTCAGACGGCATCTTGCGTGAGCATTGCGCTAACCTCGCTGAGGCAGCAGAGCAGGAGTTTCGCAAGCTAAAAATCAACTGGGTTCCCTACCACGTCTCGAAGTACCTCAAGCTGCCAGAGGGTGGGCCTAAACTCATTCATGGGTTCCGCTCAACGATGTATCCGGCCAAGGCGCATTTCGAGAACTGGGGGCCAAGCATCTGCGGTCACGTCCATAAACCGGACGCCTACATTGCCAGACACATCGATGGACAGGCATCGTACTCGGTGGGATGCCTTGCTGACATCAACCTTATGACCTATGCAAACAGAACACCTGCGAAGCTCGCATGGCGGCAAGGATGGTTGTACGGCATGATCCACAGCAAGACAGGACAGTGGAACGCCTGGCACGTCATCAATGAAGGCGGTCAATGGATCTCGCCGATGGGAATTTTATAACCACATGAAAACTAAAACGCAAAAAGCATTGTCCAGCCTTGAATTCGCAATCTCTCAGTGCATCACGCATGAAAAGCTGGATGATGAGTTCACGCTTGCTGAGTACATCGTCAAAACCAGATTGAACCGCAGCACTGCACACGAAAGTCTCGTCAGGCTTATCAACCAAGGAATCCTCACCAAGCGCAAAATTTCGATTGACGGCAGCTTGACCAACCTCTACCGAAAGGCATGATTGCTGAACGACTAGCGAAGACTGCGGAATCGCAGGTGGGGGTGCGTGAGACGAAAGCCAATGGCGGGGCCAAGATCGAGGAGTACCAACGTGCTACATGGCTCCCTGTGGGGCCTTGGCCTTGGTGTGCTGCGTTCGTCTGCTGGTGTACCGATAAAGCAATGGGTGGCGAGCAGTACACGTTCCCGCGCCCAGAGACAGCAGGTGCATGGGACTTTGAGAAATGGTGCTTGTCGGTCGATGACTCAGTCAAGCTCCGCAAGCCTCATAAGAACGACATCCGCAAAGGGGACATTGTCGTCTTCACCTTCTCGCACATTGGCATCGCGGTTGCCGACATCGATGCCGATGGTTTTGTGCATACGGTTGAGGGGAATACTAATTCTGATGGTGCTAGAGAAGGAGACGGAGTTTACCGGAAAAAGCGTCATGCGAGCAAGATCCGCTCGGTGATACGCTTCATGGTGTGAGTACACTCGTTGAGTGTATTGTGCATTGCCAGTTGACAAGTACCCAGATCCGAGTATCATTTCTTCGGAGACTAGCGTTTCTTGTTTCATGTTCATGGGTGCAGGGGTAGTTCTATCGGGTGATAGGTGACTGCCCCTGCATTTTTTATTAGTACTGCATCGTCTGAAGTGCCTTGAGCGCACTCATCAACCCACTCTGCGTGTTCGTCTTCTCTCGCAGTGCCTCGGCTACCGCATCGTCGATCGTGTTGGTCGCAATGAGCCGGTAGATCAACGTCTCGGCAGACTGACCAGTGCGAATCAGCCTAGCATTCGTCTGGATGTACGTCTCGTTCGAGTACGTCAGCGTGAACCAGACTGCGATCCTGCCGGACTTCTGGAGTCCGTCAATGCCGTGCGACAAGCTCCGAGGATCTGCCACCCACGTCTTGATCTTGCCATCCTGCCAATCCTGCAACCGGCGTTCATCGAACATCTCGGCTCCTTCGATCTCAGCCAAGATCCGCGCCGACTCATGCTTGAATGCGGTGAGTACGAGAATTGGCTCGTCCTTGTGCTGCTTGCGGATCTTCCGCAGTGCCTCGATCTTGGCAGTGTGGATAGGCACGACCGACTTCTCGTCGTCGTACACCGCGCCTCCGGTGATCTGGAGCAGCTTGTTGCACAGAGTGGCTGCTGTGAGCGCGACAACCTCCTTGTCCTTGATCTCGATCAGCAACTCCTTCTCAAGCGTCCTGTACGCCTTCCTAGCGTCCGTTGGCAGGGTTACTGGCACATCGACCACCGAGGATGCTGGCAGGTCGCTCTCGTCGCCAATGATGACCAAGCAGAGGTCGCTGAGGAGCGCATCGATCTCCTCCTTCGCACCTGGGCCGAGCTTGAACGTGTAGCCCATGTAGTCAGCAGGGTAGAAGAACCTGTTCTTGTACTCCGAGAATGACTTGCCGAGTCGCTTGCCGTCATCGAGCAGTCTGATCTGCCCGTACAGGTCGAGGTAGTTATTCGGCACTGGAGTGCCGGTCAACCCGATCCGCTGCTTGAGCATCGGCAGGTACTTCCGCAGCGTCTTGAATCGCTTGCTCGTTGGGTTCTTGGCAAGGCTTAACTCGTCGATGATCAGAGTGTCAACCGGCAGCACCTTGCCCTTGAATAGGATCGGTGCTTTGGCGATGAGTTGCTCTGAGTTTATGAGGTAGATGTCGGCACTGCCGTCTTGCCATGCTCGCATACCTTGCTTAGTCCGCAGGTGGGCAACGCGGAACCGTTTTGAGTGGTTCCAACGCTCGACTTGGTTCGGCCAAGTGATCGAGCAGACCCGCAGCGGGGCGATGATGAGCGCACCCTTGCTCTCGCCAGACCGCATCAATCGGTCGAGTGCCGCGAGTGTGCAGACAGTCTTGCCCTTGCCTGGGGATACGAACAATGCCGAGGATGGGTTGTCAACGCACCAGTCAACCATCGCAGGTTGATAGGTGAATGGCTTGAAGTCTTCACTCATGCAGGAAGAATTTGCACAGGATATCGCCTGCTTGATAATAGTCGTCAGTCCATATTGCGACAAACCCATCGTCCACACGTTGCTTGAGGAAGCGTTCTTGCAATGCAGTTGGCTTCTTGCCTTTCGCTTTGAACTCCATGAACATGATCTTACCATCCTTCATAAATATCCGATCTGCCTTACCTCGGTCATTCGGCCCAGAGAGCTTGAGCGTCGAGATACCCACTGCCTTTGCCCAAGAGCAAACCATTTTTTCTAATTTTGATTCAGTCATTGTAGCAGTTCGGTCAAAAGAGTTCTGAAGGCTTGCTCGGCAACTGCTGGGACGACTCCATTGCCGAGTAATCGCAGTTCGTCGGTTCGATTATCACAGGAGACGTACAGCTCGGCATAACCCAGCCCACTGGGAGTCCCATCAATGTCTCGACCCATCGAGGGTTGAGTTTGATTGACTCTTGATGGTTCACCTGGGAATTGTGGCTGAGTTGGTCTGCTGGGCCAGAATTGTTCTGGTCGTCCGTACAAGACTCCATTGAATTCATCGTACTCGATTCCATCTTGCGTTGGGCCAAAACACTGGCATTCTTCTGCGTATTCAAGTCCGCAGATCGAGCACTCGTCGTCCTCGTTGCAGTCTGCTGCCCAGCTAACCACCTCCCATGATCGTAAAACACTGCTCTTGGCAGTTGATCGATCCGATTCCTGCCCGAACCATCCTTGTTGGTTGACGAGGTTGCCATCCCCGCTGAATCTTTCCAATCCCTGCTGCTGGCAGTAGGCCAAGATGAAGACACGCTTGCGTTGGTGTGGCGCACCGCATTCAGCCGCGCTGAATACTCCCCACGACACTTTGTAACCCAGTTCTTCCAAGTCGCTGATAACGCTGGAGAGTCCCAGCGTGATGTGTCCTTCGACGTTCTCAAAGAAGCAAACCCTTGGTCGCATAGCACGAATTCCGTCTGCAATATATGGCCAGAGGTGTCGAGGGTCTTCTGTTCCAAGTCGCTTTCCGGCGGCTGAGAATGGCTGACAGGGATAACCTCCAGAGAGGATGTCCACTCGTCCGTAAAACTGCTCGTATGGGAAGGTTTTAAGATCCGTCCAGATAGGTGCTGCGTCCATGAGTCCCGCTTCCATTTTTGCGACCAGATTCGCGCAGGCGAATGCTTCGATCTCACTAAAAGCGACTGTTCGCAAACTTGGGATTGCTCGGCTAAGTCCGAGATCAATGCCTCCGTATCCTGCACAGAGGCTAACGTGTGTAACTGCTTTGGTAGTATCCATGTCATGTTGTTTGATGTTGGGCTTTCGCCTTGATGAGTGCTTCTTGAATTACCTCTGGGCCAGCGTCGAGATTATTCTGGATGTTGTCGTTGAGCATCTTGATGGCGATCTTGGCGATCGCTCGCTCGTCGTCAGTCCCGATGCGTCCTCGGTACACTGGCTCAGAACACTTGTGCATGGCAAACTCGCCTGGGCCAACGATGAAGAGCGTCACAGTCCCCTTGTGCAAGTGCCAGCGGTTCTCCTTCGAGATGACCGGCATCGCCTTGAGTTGGATCTCCTTGATGCTTGCTGGCATCCGCTCGTTCTTCTCCTTGGTGCATGAGGTGCAAGTCTTGACGGTATTGCGTAGCTTGAGACGCTTCTCCTCACGCTTGCAGTCCATGCACTTAGTCCGGTGGCAGCGGTAGAATGCCGATGTCGGCTTGTCGGTCTTACAGGTTCTGCACCACTGCGTAGTAATCTTGTTTAGGTCGCGTTGCGCGTGGACGAAGTTGATTTTCATTGCTTAGTTTCCATCGTGTTGGGTTCTGTAGGTTTTATCGATTTCAGCGAGTGCTGAAAGTACATCTTTTTCTGAAAGGCTTATGTTTCTGGCTATGTAAATCTTCGCGCAGATCTTCCCTGCTTCCACATATTTCTCTGCGAGTCGTTTTTGGAATAGCAGTTCGCTGCATAGTTCTTCCATTCGATCCGCTGCTTCTGCAATGGCTGCGTTGGCAACTCCATCTTCGCTTTGGATTTCGTTAGCTAAAATGCGTAGTGCGCCAATAAATGTTTCTGTGCTGCTTTTCATGCTATTAGCGATATTTGTAAAAGATTAGCATCATTACCGCCACCATCCCTGCGGCGATTGCGAGTTGGATTGTTTCAGTCATTTTGGTTGTTCTCCCAAGGAAATATCTGAC